GGGGACGATTATTACACGGAAGTTAAGACGATTTTGTTCCGTGGAAGGCAGGGTTACGATTGGATATCGGAGATGAATGCTCCAATTAATACACTCAAGGCAACCGTGCACTCGGATACGACGAAAATAGTTAAGTCGGGGAACGAATCGGGCCACCTGCATAAGTACAAGTCATGGGTACCATTCAACAAAAACTTCGTCTACGATGACGGTGAAGAAGGAATGGACATGTCGTCTAGTCCATGGGCAGCTGATGGAAAAGCGGGAATGGGAGACGTATTCGTGATCGATTTCTACAAGACATTGGGCACAACGAGTACAGATGATGTATTGAAAATTCAGCAGGTAGCTACTCTGTATTGGGGTGAGCGATGATGTGATCGCGTACATGTACTATAGTGCAGTTCCCCTCCAACCAGGCCGCGTCAGCACCCTTGTCAAATCTCGGGTCACTATTAGACAAGTAGATAGCGGGCCTACCCCAATTAATCAACTTCTTCCCCTTGTACTTATCTGTCGCATAAAATTGCTGCTGGTTACCTAACCAAAACTTGTAAGAATGAAAAAACTCTAGGCCACCTTGTAGATCGTCGAAAACTGCATACTCGACGTCATCGACAGATTCATCCAAACTGAATAAGCCACCAAAGTATGCGTGGCTGCCTAACGATCTGGCCCAGAATGTTTTACCGAGACGTGTTTCTCCCCATAGTATGAGACTTTGGCGTCTGCCTAAAACACGTTAACACAATCCAAGACCCGCCGGAAGGGCCATGCAGCGGAGCTGCATCCCGCTGGAAGAGGCGGGTAGGCACACCTCCTGTTAACCCCCGGAGGGTTACTTCAACTGGATCAGCAGCGCAGCGTCATTACGTACCGACTATTGTGTGTCCGCCCAAATTCTCTCGAGCCCATGCAATCGCTCGTGGAATAGCTCCCTCAACAAAAGTAATTCCGGGTGGGTGGACGTATGGTGTTCGTTCCACCCTAAAGCGATAGTCCGCGAACTTGCAGAGGGATGGGAAGCTGAGAAGAAGTGCTCTTGGATCCACCTGTTCGATAATTTCAAAAAACTCTTCTCGACTCGTTGCCATGAGTACGTCATGCCATTTAGACACAGGCGGATCCACTCTGTCTCCGCTCGGTCGTGCCAGTCCTCCAGCCACAACGTCTCCCTCCTTCGTCGCATAGTCGTAACCCTTTCCAGGTGTGCCGTAGCCCTTGCTGATATTCGGGTGGTGTCCACCCACATCGAATTTACGGACATCTCTTGTCCTAAAGATCCGTTCGAACATGAAGAAAGCATGGAGATGAATTCCTCCATCAGCGTGATCTTCTCGGCCAATGATACACTCAGCTCCAAGGCTGCCAAGGTGATCGTTAACTGCCCAGGGATCGAGATCCCCGCACTGCGCGTAGGTGAGGAGTCCATATTTGGCGTTAAAGGCGAACCCTCGAGAGGACATTGCATTGGCGGTGAGGACATTGAGGTGCTATACAGGAAATAATATTATACTGTATAGCTCAACATAGCACCAGGCACCACTGGGGTATATATAGTCCCTCGATCCCCCTCTCGCTTAGGTATGGACAAACAATCGAATCTCGCTTATAATGGCCTATACCCGAAACAGAAATTACAGCCGAAGGTCTCGTCGGACTCGGAGGTCTCGGACCCTCCGAAAGCCCCGAACCCCCCGACGCTACGGACGGAGGACGAATTCAGCGAGAAAGATGGGGGGCAGAAAGCGGGTCCTGAATATCACGTCTGTCAAAAAGCGGGATACAATGCTTTCTGGTGCGCATGCGACTGATGGGACATGGTCACCTGCCAACATTATTATCGAGGGAGGGACGGGTGATGTGCGCACTACCTTTTGGGCAGCTAGCGCACGTGTCAACCCTTTTTCCCAATATGCATCGAAAGTTAACCGAGGTCGTCAGACCGTGTTTATGCGGGGTCTTCGGGAAGATACGCAAATAGAAGTCTCCACAGCGGAGCCGTGGGAGTGGAGACGGATTGTCTTTTCTCTGAAAGGACTGGGACACCACACCGCTACTGCGGACTTTATCGCATTCAACACCGATCAGGGTTATATGCGGGGTAACCGTCGGCTCACGGGATACCAAGCCGGGGACGATTATTACACGGAAGTTAAGACGATTTTGTTCCGTGGAAGGCAGGGTTACGATTGGATATCGGAGATGAATGCTCCAATTAATACACTCAAGGCAACCGTGCACTCGGATACGA